CGCATGGTGCGGCTGCATCCTTTCTATACAACATGGTGCAGAGCAAATCCCACTCCGGAGTTGCTGAAGGAGAGATTGGACGTATTTTACCAGCGTCGTCCATCTCGACCCATGAATCAAGAGCGTTATCTTTACGCCTTGAATCGCACTCGGGAGGATTTTCGGTTAGACTCGAAGATACAGCCTTTACACATTAACGACTCGATGCGACTGTATCGACATCCAGAGAAGAGCCCAGGACTACCCTACACCCGAGAAGGAATACGACGTAAAGATGAAGTTGATCCTTTACGTATAAAGCAATTTGTTCATAATTTGAAGTATCAAAAGTTTAAACATTGTCGAACACCTTGCTCGATGGCAGCTAGAACTCATGTTGCCACATCGCCAAAAGTGCGCTTAATTTGGGTATATCCAGCTCACATGACTTTTGCTGAGGGGATGTTTGCGCAACCACTTATTCAAGCTTATTTAATAAAAGAGTGTTCGTATGGAATTTGGGTGAAGTATCGCCTTGGACACATGCGCCGATTGATGTCAGCTAGGAAGAAAGAAGAGGTTTGGTTAGGAGCCGATTATTCATCCTTTGACGCTACGATTCCAGCTTGGCTCATCAGGGATGCTTTCCAAATTCTTAGAGAAAATCTGGATTTTACGCATTATCAAATTCGAGGAAAACCCACCGATGATTTTACATTGGAAAATCTCTGGCGAGAAATTCAGTGGTATTTCATTAATACCCCGATCAAATTGCAGGGAGGTAGGGTATGCGTTAAGCACCAAGGTATACCATCAGGATCTTTCTTTACTAATTTGATTGGTTCTGTGTGCAACGCAATTATCATGCATTACTTGCTTGATATAAGAGGAGCTCATTGGTTTCTCGGTGACGATAGTCTGATCGCCATCAAACCTGGACTTTCACTGGATGAACTGGCTTACTCAGCTGGGGAAGTTTTTGGAGTCAAGATAAATCCACAGAAAACTGAAGTGGGTTTATTTGTTAGCTTCCTCGGATATACTATGTCAAAAGAGAGGATCCCACAAGCTGATTATTCGAAGCTTGTTGCACAACTGTGTTTGCCAAGCAAGCCTGACCGAAATATTGGTGATGTTGTCACGCGCGCCAAAGCATTACAACTAGCGTGCTTTGGACTTGGTTGCCCTAGGTTTTGGAAAGAAACCGAAGACTGGCTTCAAAGTATTGGGGATGTAGAAATACTACCCATTCGAAAGCGTGATGACCTTTGTAGATTGCTCGACTCTCTCGGGTACGACCGCTTGGTTCCTCTGAATCAGGTGATCCGAGTGATCTACTGATCATGCGGATGAAGGCTCCTGGACATTAAACCTAAAGAGCGTCACCACGTCCAG